AAATCGCTATGCGGAGTATATGAGTACGCAGCGTTACTGCCACTGATAGTAACATCTTCTACTTTTAAATTATCAAGTCCTAAATATTCTACAAAATCTTCTGCAATCAATAGTAACTGGTCACGCACTTCTGGATCAAGCTTGTTATCTTCCCACAACTTAGGATTGAGTTCCTTGTGGAACGCTACGGCATCGCTTAATTTAAAAGATTCTAGTTCATTAATGTCCATAATGTATTTATAGATTTTCAAAGGTAAGATGTAGTCTATCTTCCTTACCTGCATTCGCAAAGGTGTGGGGGATTGCCTGATTAACTACATAAGCGGAACCATTTGCCGGCATAAAGAATGCGCGGGTATCGTAAATAAACCTGCATCCAGTATTAGACATGATAGGAATATGTGCGCAGAACCTTCCCGGATCTGTATGCCAGTTATAACACCTATTAGGCAAAACTAATCTATAAACAACACTATTGAACTTTTGCAGCTTAAATACTGATTCTATAACCTGAGTTGTATAGGGCAATAGTGATAACTCGTGACTCGCAACATCATTTGAAATAAGGTGAAATTTCTTTTGCACTAAAGTAGCGTTGCCGTGGTCGTCAACATCTTCTAATTTATCTTGAATTAGCTGGTATTCTTTCCGTAGCAATAGCATGTCAAACTGCAAATCAGGTATACGGTCTATATAGAGTGTGATTGGTAAGGTCATGCAAATATTTATCGGGGGTAAGTTGGCGGATTCTGTTTCTAAGCTCCGCCGGGCTCACAGGATTATGCCGCTAGGGCAAGTTCCACATTGTTGTCATTAGCTGCGACATTTACAGTTTTTGGTCTATAAGCGACCACCCTATTAATCTACTCTCACCTTTGCTTTGCAGTCGATCCTATTTCGCCCCCATAAGTTTATGGTGGAGGCGCCGGGTACCGCCCCCGGGTCCTGCACAAACATTAGATCGTATCAACGACTAATCTTGTTAAACTCTTATTGGTACCAGCAGTTGCGTCCGGCAACATACGGATTACCATAGTAATCATACTGTACTACATCTTCGCATACATACTGCGGCTGGCGACGATATTCACGATACTCATAACGCTCAACTACACGAGTGCTGCGATTGTTACGATTGCTGTTTGCGATAGCTGCTCCAAGAACCAATGCACCTGTAATTATGGCAACTGCTTCTCCTGTACGGATACCTCTGTTATGTCGCTCAGGTCTTTCATAACCACGGTCATGACCGCCGCGATGATTTGCCATAGCAGGTGTAGCAATCATTGAGACGGCAATAAGTGCTGCAATAAACTTCTTCATAATCAGTCTCCTTTAGACTAGTAAATTAACCCATACGCAATACACCAAACTTCTAATGCAAGCTTGTAAGTCATGAACGCTAGTAATGAGATAACAGGAGTCATCACCACCAAACCAGCAAGATAATCTTTTTTCATCATAGTTTTCATAATATACCTCTATTATACTTATCTTTTGTTCGTTTGTCAAGTATAATAATTAGCCAAAAGTAAGTTTTCTGAATGGTCTTTCTACATAAATATCAGAATGAATAATATCAAACTAGACAGTGACCATATCATACTATGGTTCAATATGATCAGAGACCTACCCGAACCCGAGCGGTCACGCGGCTTAGATGCATTTTGGGACGGACAAATCCACAGCAAAATATGGTTGTCTGAAATGCTGAACAAACACTATGACAGCAAGATTCCTAGCAACATTTATATCTTTGGTGGCTGGTTAGGTGTATTAGCTAACATATTATTTCAGAATAGCAAGTTCTATATCGACACAATCTACAACATCGATCTTGATCCATGGTGCAAATCAAATAGTGAGAAATTAAATCAAACTTACACTAACATGCAACGCTTTCAAGCAGAAACAATTGACATGCAAGAATACCAGTACAACGATAATACTGATATAGTCATCAATACAAGCACCGAACATGTATCACAGGAAACATATGATGTATGGTACAACAACATACCAAAAGGCTCACTCGTAGTGTTGCAAGGAAACGATTTCTTCTCGTGTGATGAGCATGTTAGATGTAGCAAAGACCTAGATGAGTTCATGACAATGAATCATGTTCACGAACCCATCTTTTCAGGTCAACTAAAGACTTCTATGTATAACAGATTTATGTGCATCTTTAAAAAAGATTAATACTTACTGTCAAACCTATCTTTCAACCAATCCCAATAGTAGCTTTGACGCAACTGAGTTAGGTCACCGTTAACTTCATCGTAAAATTCAAGACCGTCTAACGCACCCTCAATAGACCAGGCGCCGTAACTACCTTTACCAACACTAGTCCATACATCAAGTCTCTGTTTGGCAACTTCGTCGCCGTTATCTGAATATCTTTTTAGCTTTACTGCTTCTCTGAAAGCAGTTCTCCAAGTGCTGTGTGCGTCAGTATCACCTACTACAATACCTGAATTCAACTCTACAGTCATGTGAGGACTATCCAAAGTAAAGTCTAGCCCAACACCCAAGTTGTTTAATACTAAATTCTTATTATACAATACCATTGATTGGTGACCATAGAACAAATCATTTACTGGATTGTGTGCATTAAAGATATAGTGCTTTGGCATCTGCATTCTATCAGCTTGATAGTTCCAGTCAAACTTCTTATTGATAAACAGCTTAGCGGGTACACAGAAGAACCAAGGTGTTTTACTTTGTTCTGCGGCGGCGTGTAGTGCTTCTGTTCTACCGTTGATGCCGTCAACTCTGTGCATCTTGTTAGCCAATCCACGAGTATATTCAGATAGATGCTCATAATTTTGTTCGGCCACGAGTTCACCGTTGCTCACAAACACAATATCAAGTGCTTTACTCTTTGCAAGTTTAGGCATACGCTTGATATACGGGTATTCATACAGTTCGTTTGTAACATGATCTTTGGCTTCTGCGGGAACAACAATCCTAGTCCCACCAGTGCTAGTAATCAATATGTTCTTTGATTCCGGAGACCACAGATTCATTGGTTCAACAACAGTATCTTCAATTCCTATGTTGTCCTCTGTGATTAAGGTTGCGTACGGGAAGCCTGTTACATTCTTGATTGCTGCAACCTGAGTATCATCAGTTGTTACAATGACGGGTTCCGGGAGTCTCTTTACTTTGATAGTAGAATTAAAATTGACCTTATGGAAATCTTCTAATTTTTCCATGTCATTGATTAATTCACGAGCCTTATTAACATCTACAAAGAATGTATCGCCAAACTTCTGCATACCGCTAGGGAATACATGCAACTGATCTTTAGCGTATGGGTCGCAGATGTACGAGAAATCAAAATCAGTATAGTCACATACACTGGAACAAATCCAAATATAGTGTTCTTTCTTTTCTTGCTGCCTCTTAATGATGTCCTTTAAGGTATCAAAATAGCTAACATTATATGGGACCGTAGTGACAGTTCTACCTGATGTTTTGTTATTAACAATTTCTAATACATTAGATAGTTCTTGATTGCCGTGATCAATCACAACAGTATCGTACACACAACCAGTAGCAATTGCTCTGCGTTCCTTAACAAAGTTCAATGTTGATAGGTGTTCGATAATCTTTACATATTTCGTATCTTCGGGAAATGATTCACGATTTACCATAAAGGTTGTTCCCCAATGATTCCACTGAGTTCCAAACACATGCACCATCTTCATCTGCCAAGGGTTAGGATAATAGTCAAAATCAAAATTACTATAGTCTAGTTCACTGTTTAAAATCCAAAGAACCTCGGTAGTTGACCGATTTATGCAGCGATTAACTGTATCTACCCAACTGTTAAGGTACCTAGTCTTTTGAATTTTTGTACCAAATTTCGCTTTTAATGCTTCGAATCTTGCTGCTGACTCTGGATTACTTCTATCTACATAGAACATGTCAGGTTTTACGAACATTTGTACTAATGTTTCGTCTGTCAGTTCAACAGTTTCAACAAACTTAAAGGAATTTTCACCTGCCAAATAATTATCAGCACTCACGAAATAAGTCTGAGTAAGTTCTGAGTCTACCGAACCAAACACATGCACATAATTTAATTCATATGCAACCTCTACAATGTTCGGAAGCCAGGTAAAATCAAAGTTAGTATAGTCAATATTTTTTCGCAGCGCCCAAAAGATTTCGCCAGGATGTGCCTTGACGAGGTCTTCAAGTGTAGTTTCAATGTAATATTGTGAAACCGTAATGCCCGTATCATTTTCAAGTTCGACACGCTCCAAATATACTATTTCTCCGTTATTATCTGGAGTAATGTATCTAGGACCATCGTGGTTGTCTAACTTAGTACCAAACTGATAGATGTAAGGGGGTGCTAATGGATGCGGTACCCAACTAAAGTCAAACTTTCGGACATCAATATTTTGCGGGACTTCCCAATTAATTCTTGAAGTCAGGGTCTTTGCCTTCACATCTTCGACATAAAAGTGTTCGGTTGCTCCAGGTACGACATAGCTAGGTCCGCCCCTATCATTCCATGTTGTAGCAAACTCGTATATATAAGGCGGACTTTTGGGATGCGGTACCCAACTAAAGTCAAAGCTAGATGCATCGATGTTTTTAGGTACATTCCAATTAGCCATATTAGGAGCTAACTTAGCTTTAACATTATTAATATACTTTAGTGATTCTGCGCCCTGTTCAACATATTGTATCGTAGGCATTTCTTCTGCTGAGTATTGGGTGTTGCCAAACACATAGATGTAGGGTTCTGTTGTTTCATCTGGGTGCCATGAATAGTCAAAATTCTCTATATCGTATCCATTCAGAACTTTCCAATGATTGCTCTTATTAGCAAGTCTAGTTGCCTTGATGATACGAGTATCAACATATTTTACAGAAGACCGATTAGTGGCTCCTGGTGCAAAGTAGCGAGGGCCACCTGTCTTTTGATGTTGAGTTCCAAATTGGTATATAAAAGGTTCATCTTCTGCATATGGGTGCCAGCTAAAATCAAACGAGTCAACATCAATAAGTGTTAGATCATATTTCCAATTGCTCTTATCTGGCAATGCAATTGCTGATGGGTTATCCATGTATTTAAGTTCGGTGGCGCCAGGTACAGTATATACCGGACCACCACTTAATGCCCACTGAGTACCAAAACGATAGATGTATGCTGGTTCAGTAGAATCAGGGTGCCAACTAAAGTCAAACTCGGATACATTAATGTTGTCAGCAATGGTCCAGTTAGCCCGATTAGGCAATATAGTGGCATGTTGAAAATCGACATACTTAGTTTCTACTGCATCAGATACTACATAGCGAGGACCACCTGTCTTCTGCCACTGAGTACCAAACTCATAGATATAAGGAGGTTCGTTTGGATTAGGTATCCAACCAAAATCAAATTCAGTAGTATCAACTCCCTTAGGAACTTCCCAGTTATCCATATTAGCAGCAAGTGTTGCTACAGCCTCATGAACATACTTTGTTTTTGTAGCGCCAGGCGTTTGATATTCAATAGTAGCACATTCTTCTGCTGGGTACAGGGTGTTTCCAAATACATAGATGAATGGTTCTTCAGTATCATCTGGGTGCCAGCTATAATCAAAGTCTTTAATCTTATAGTTACTGACCCAATTATACTTTTCTTTATTAGGCAGTCGTTTTGCTTTGAGAATACGAGTATCAATATATTTTATCGGACTAGAACTATCAGCACCGGGCGTGATATATTTAGGGCCCCCAGTCTTCTGCCACTGAGTACCAAACTCATAGATATACGGTTGATCTTCTGCGTATGGATGCCAGCTAAAATCAAATGTCTTAGCGTCAATCAAGGTTGGATCATACACCCAATTGTCTTTGCTGGGAAGTGCGAGAGCGGTTTGCTCATCCATGTATTTGATTTCAGTTGCCCCTGACACATGATATGCAGGTCCGCCGCTAAGTGCCCACTGAGTACCGAATTGATAGATGTACGCAGGGTCAGTGTCATCAGGATGCCAAGAGAAGTCAAAATCAACAATATCAACATTCGAAGGGATTTTCCAATTATCTTTGTTGGGCAACGAGACTACCTTTTGGAAATCCAAATACTTGATTTCAGTAGCGCCGGGTACTACATAGCGAGGGCCGCCGGTCTTCTGCCACTGAGTACCGAATTGATATATCTGATCTGGTTCTAGTGGGTCTGGTCTCCAGGCGAAGTTGAATCCTGAGGTGTCAACATTCTTTGGAATATCCCATTTATCCATTTCAGGTAGCACTGCTACATCATCTGACATGTACTTGATATCAGATGCACCTGGTACTACATACTCAATAGTTGCTTTATATTTGTTACTAATATACTTGTTACCCCAACGATACACATAAGGAGGGTCCTTAGGGTTAGGTAACCAACTAAAATCAAACTTACTTTCGTCTATTGATTGAGTAATTACCCAATTGTCAGTATTAGCACCTAGGATAGCAATGATGTCTCCTACAAACTTTCTTTTTGTTGCACCTGATACCCTGTATTCAACTGTAGGGCATTCTTCTGCTGGATATAGGTTATTACCAAACACATAGATGAATGGTTCTTCTGTGCTGTCAGGATGCCAGCTATAATCAAAATCCGTAACCTTATAATCATTGACAATTTTCCAATTGTCAGTTGGATTAGCAAGACGCTTAGATTTAATAATTCTAGTGTCAATGTATTTTGTGGGGCTATTGCTATCTGCGCCCGGAGTAATATACTTAGGGCCACCTGTCTTCTGCCACTGAGTACCGAACTCATAGATATAGGGCTGATCTTCTACATATGGATGCCAACTAAAATCAAATGAGTCGATATCAATTAAGTTTGAATCGTAAACCCAGTTATCCTTATTAGGAAGTGCGATAGCAGTTTGCTCATCCATGTATTTGATTTCATTAGCGTTAGGTACACAATACGAAGGACCACCACTTAGTGCCCACTGAGTACCAAACTGATAGATGTAGCCCGGGTCTGTATTGTCTGGATGCCAACTAAAATCAAAGCCAGCGACATCAACATTTGAAGGGATTTTCCAATGCTCTTTGTTAGATAGTGCAACTACCTTCTGAGAATCTAAGTACTTAATTTCAGTAGCATTAGTAACTGCATAGCGAGGGCCACCAGTCTTCTGCCACTGAGTTGCGAATTCATAGATGTAGGGAGGATCATTGGGATTCGGGACCCAAGCAAAGTCAAAACCAGTAGTATCAATATATGACGGGATTTCCCAATTAGTATTAACACCTAATGTAGCAATAGCATCCCCTACATATTTTCTTTCTGTTGCACCTAAAACATGATATTCAATAGTAGCACATTCTTCTGCTGGATACAAATTATTACCAAACACATAAATGAATGGATCTTCAGTTTCATCGGGGTGCCAGCTATAATCAAAGTCTTTAATAACAAAGCCATCGACAATAGTAAATTTAGATATTGAGGGTAATTTTTTAACAGAGAACAAGTCTACATACTTAATTTCGGTAGCGCCCGGTACTACATAACGAGGCCCGCCCGTCTTCTGCCACTGAGTACCGAACTGGTAGATATAGGGTTCTTCTGCTGGACTTGGTTCCCAACTAAAGTCAAATCCAATTGTGTCAACATCATCTGGTATTTGCCAGTTATCGGGGCAATGTAATCTTGTTACGATATCTTCTTGGTAGCGATATTCAGTTGCTCCCGGGACACGATATTCAATTGCAGGTCTATCTTCTGCCTTTACCCATTGATTCCCCCAAGCATAGATATAAGCAGGATCGGTTGCGTCCGGATGCCAAGACCAATCAAAACTTGATATGTCAATAGTGGAATCGTATTTCCAATTCTCAGTTGAAGGGAGCTTCTTAACTTTCTGAGTGTCAATATACTTAACCTCTGTAGCACTCGGCACTACATAACGAGGACCACCTGTCTTCTGCCACTGAGTACCAAACTCCCAAATTAGATCCGGTTCTAATGGATCAGGTCTCCAAGTAAAGTCAAAACTTTCAGCATCAACACCTGCTGGAATTTCCCATCTATCCCATTCTGGAGTAACCATGACATCATCTGTCATGTACTTGATTTCAGTAGCACTCGGTACAACATACTCAATAGTTGCAGCGTATTTGTTGCTGATGTACTTGTTACCCCAACGATAGATATAGGGAGGATCGTTTGGATTCGGCTTCCAACTAAAGTCAAAAGCTTCTTCATCGATCGGTTGCGTGATTACCCAGTTAGTCTTATCAGCATCCAAAATAGCAACTACATCATTGACATACTTTGTTTTAGTTGCACCCTTAACACGATATTCTAGCGTGGGCATTTCTTCTGCTGGATAGAGACTATTGCCGAACACATAGATGTACGGTTCTTCTGTGTTATCAGGATGCCAGCTAAAGTCAAATTCTTTTATTTTATAATTATATGTCCAATGCTCATCACTTACAGGAAGCCTTTTGGCTTTCAAGATTCTAGTATCAATGTATTTCTTAGGCGAACTGCTGTCAGCACCGGGAGTAATATACTTTGGTCCACCGGTCTTCTGCCACTGAGTACCGAACTCATAGATGTAGGGCTGATCTTCTACATATGGATGCCAACTAAAATCAAATGTGTCGATATCGATTTCAGTAGAATCATATACCCAATTAGTCATTTCTTTCTTAGCAGTAGCAACCTGATCATCTACATACTTTATTTCAGTAGCACCGTCGACTGCGTATACAGGACCGCCGCTGAATGCCCACTGAGTAGCAAATACATAATTATAAGGAGGGCTAGTATCGTCTGGATGCCAGCTAAAGTCAAACCCAGTGCTATCAATATTGTCAGGAACTTTCCAGTTTGCTGATGAAGGAAGCTTTTTGACTTTTTGAAAGTCAACATACTGCTTCTCTGTTGCGCCAGGTACTATGTACTGCGGGCCACCTGTCTTCTGCCACTGAGTTGCGAATTCATAGATGTAAGGAGGGGCAGCAGGGTTAGGCTCCCAACTAAAATCAAATCCCGTAATGTCAACATCGTCCGGAACATTCCAATTATCTAAACATGCTTTACGAATAGCACGGTCAGACATGTACTTATATTCAGTAGCACCTGATACTACGAACTGTACTGAAATTTTATCTTCTGGTGCGTTCCATTGGTTGCCCCAAACATAGATATACGGAGGACTGGTTGGATCCGGTCTCCAACTATAATCAATACCATAACTGTTTTCTAGATGCTCAAACAATTCTTTGTCGGGTGCAACAGGTATAAGTTCTGACAAATACTTCTTATCTGTGGCACCAGGTACACTATACTCAAGCGTAGGTGAAGACTTACCATCTACATACTTGCTACCCCAAATATAAATGAGTGGCGGGTCGAGTGGGTTAGGGCGCCATGACATATCAAATCGATTTTTATCAACTGCTTGATGTTCTACCCAACGGTCATATTCAGGAACCAATTCTACGATTGTGTTCATGTATTTTTCTTGCGTGGCGCCTGGAACATGATATTCTAATACATGCTTAAGGACAGCCGGGAAGAATTTACATCCCCATTTATAGATATACGGAGGGTCAGTTGGATCTGGATGCCAGCTAAAATCAAACTTACTATGGTCGATTAAGTCTAGCTCAACCCAAAAATCACTTTGCTTTTCATTCTTGCGTGATATAATATTAACATCATTCCGGTAGATGATAGTATCGCTGTGTTCTTTAGCACACAGCCAAGTACCACTATCTTTCTGATGTTGACTAGGCCAAACATTGTTATGATCTTCTGCCCATACATCTTCGTCAGGAAGAAACTCAAAATCAAAGTCCCAGTCAAAATTGCGGTAATCACAAAATTCGTTGATTATCCAAAAGTGTTCAGTAGTACACTTTTGTCTAGCATCTGCTAGATTTTTTACAAATTGTTCTCTGGGGTGTGCATTCGGCTTAGAACCGTAATAAAAAACATCTCTTAACATGCATCTACTTATGAACAGACTTTGAGGTTATAAAGTTTTTCAAATCTATCAGCGTCACTTCGATTATTTACCATTGGTTCTCCGCGTATGTTTAGTGAGGTGTTGAGCAGAATCGGGCAACCTGTTTCTTTGTACCAAGCTTCTAAGAGTTTTCTAATTCCCGATCCATCTTTCGGAACAGTCTGAACACGAGCAGTCCCGTCAGCGTGAACGATAGCAGGAAATAAGTCAGGGTGCCTACAAGTAGCGATGACTTGCATATACCTACTGTCACTCCAACCGAAAGGCATATCAAAGTAATCAGTAACCAGCTCCTCCAAAATAACAGGCGCAAATGGTCTAAATTGCTGTCTTCGTTTAATGTCATTTACCTTATCCTTAATGTCAGGGCCGCGAGGATCAGCAAGCAACGAGCGATTGCCTAATGCACGAGGGCCAAATTCAGCTCTGCCACTCGCAACGCCTACCATCTTATTAGTATACAACTCTTTTAAGATGTTGTCAACCGGGTATTCGCCGTTGATGTCAAATCCCAAGAAAGCATCAGTCCAGTTAATCTTCTTACCGTACCCTAGTGCTGCTGCGCCCAAACTATTGCCCGCATCACCTGGATTAGGCATGATCCAAATGTTTTGATAGTGCTTCCCGATTAATCTATTAGCAAGACAGTTGAGAGCAACGCCGCCGCCATATACAAGATTGTCACTCTTACCTAACTTCTTAGCTTTCTTAATCACTGTTTCAATTAGCTGTTCTACAACTGCTTGTGCAGATGCAGCAATATCCATCTCATCTGCTTCTCTGAGGAAATCATCATCTACCCCAATATGTAAATTATCTTCTAACCCAATTTCATCAATATTAGTGAATAGGCGTTGCATTGCAGGCGCATAGACAGGCTTGCCATATGCAGCCATTCCCATCAGAATATATTCTTCGTCTAGTGGACGCAAGCCCACTCGTGCTGTCATCGCAGAATAAAAAAGACCAATCGAGTCAGGATATCTACGCCCCCAAATCTTCTTATACGTTGCTTTACCTTGTTTATCATATTTTGCATCCCAAATACTAATAGTGTCTAGCTCACCGATAGCGTCAATGACTACTACGGTTGCATCTTGATATGGACTTGTTTGGAATCCTGCTGCTGCATGACATAGATGGTGATTGTGTGTCTTTACTTTACCCTGACGAATATGCTTAAAACTTTCCAGCTGGTATAAGTTATGCTTGCCTATTATCTCATTGACATTGAAAGGCCCAAGCTTTTGTTTAGCAATAAACTGTCTAACAGCTTTGACATACGGGCGCTCATAATAATGAACTTCAAAGTCATTATTGATATAATTCTTAGCGTCTGCTACTATACCCGAACACAATTTACTATCATGCTTCTTCATACTATAGCGTTCACTGTGTCCAGCAAAAAGTATATTGCCACGGTCATCAATGACGCTTAAAGCAGCATCATGGAAGCCGCAACTAATTCCTACATAATTCATTTATATTCTCACTTGTAAATAAAAGGATCTCTTTTTCTCAATTCCTTGATGCGCTTACGATATTGAATCTCACGCTTGATCTTGTTAATAATATTTCTAATCCATCTAAACATTTTTGTTCTCCTTTTTTGTTACAAAGTCATACAATTCATCTGCATAAAGTCTATGCGGTTCTTCACCATGATGCCAGTAAAGAGCTTTTTTATTTTCGTATCCTAAGTTCTTATACTTCCAATAAAAGCTTTCACTAGTACCATGTCGAAAACGATAATAGTTATCCTTATCTATTAGTTCGAGTATGTTGCTAGTGAACGAATCGTTTGGTTGATAAAGATGCATAGTGCTGCACATCACATACGGGATGTTCAGTGATTTTAAAAAGTACTGAGTAAGCAGTATTTCTTTTAAAGACCAATTTTCTAGCATAGATAAGTTGTTTGCCATAAACTCGTGGTATTTAGGAATCATTGCTTTTTCATACGCAGTGCTTCCTTTCCATCCAAAATTTATTCTATAACAATTGTTAGCAGAAGTATCATACCAATGTACATGTTGGTTATTACTAAGGTGGTCGCAGGGTCTATCAGTGGCGGGAACTTCTAATCTCACGCTCTCAGTCCACCCAATACACACAAACACTTCCATTTCGTTTGGCTTGTAATTTTCGTTGAACCAATTAAGGACGCTTCTTGAAATTCCACTGTTAGCAGATCCGCCTACGGCGATATTTAGAGGAGTGTACCCTAACTTATCTACTAGCAATGACCCAAAGTTGTTTGCTCTGTTGTACTCACTATCCATCGTTCCGTCAATTTCAGAACCGGCAATGTGACTGCATCCTGCTATTAATCCTATTTTCATGTTGTTTCACTATCTTTGTGTGCTGGATTCCATTGGAATCCACGATGTGTCAACTGCTTATATGTGTTTAAATTATGAATCAATATATGAGTCATTTGTTCATACATTTCACGCTGTTTTTCGTTTGGTATGCTAAATATTTCATCAATCAAAGTGAAAATCTTTGCCAATCGCTCACCATGATCTAGTTCATCATCGTATGACTCATCCCAAAAATCACTGAAGGTTTTAAATCCCATACCACGAAGATACTCTAGGGTTTTCGGTGGTGCAACTAAAATGAACGGCCTCATGTACTGAATCGCTTGATAAGTTTTTTCACTGTAGTTTGCTGTTGGCTGAGCGTATCGAGTTTCATTAATGATATCCACAAATATATCAAAATAATATGATGAGAGGGTATTTGCCAATCTATTGTAGAGAGCTGGAGTTTCTCCCTTCGACATACCTGATACATCAGGAAACATATCTACATGAAACGGATCTTCAACTACAATAGCACCGGCTTCTTTTTTATCAACTACAATAGGACTGGTTGCATTAATAATGTCACATCCATTTTTTAGCTTTTCATAATGTGATGGATATTTTGTTTTCCAACTTTCTAAGTCAAAAAACAAATCTTTCTTTAGTGTTTCAAAATCAGCTTTGTAATACCAACTAAGATGACCATCATCTGCTGCTAAAAAGGTAGATACTAATTGTCTGTGCTTAGTAAATCGCCAGTTTAAAGATATAAAGTTTTTAATAAATCTTCCGGTTGGTTGCTCATTTAGATTTGCAATCTTCTTTTGTGTTCTTAAGAATAGGTCGTCACAAATCAAGCTCAACTTATCAGTATAGTAAGTATAATGTTGTTCAATTTTATAATCACAAGAATGAACAGTTACATTAGTTAAATTATTTCGTATAGTATAAGAGTAGATGCTGTCAAGCTCTTCCGAACGAAGTAAACTGTTATCTATAGTATCGAATTCTGAATAGAAACCCTGAGAATGTCTTTCAAAAGGATATTTATAACTGCATAATGGTTCGTAAAGATAGATATGCAATCCTTTATCATTAAGTGTTTCTATAGCAGAAAGATCATGATGAATACTATCTAGCTCGGTGATATATTTGTTGTTCAAATATACCATATAATGATCGTTGTTGATTCTAGGCTGTATCTTATTCTTAATTAATGGATGGTTGTCAGTACTTACAAGTCCTGGAACATTGTATCCAAACAATTGATTTAACTGACCTTCTAGTACACTTAGCCCAGTTACCTGTAGGGTGTATCTAGGATCAACTCCGATATTAGCAGCAGCATGGGGTACATCTCCACGCCACTTAAACCAATCGCCCGCTTTCCAATTGACATACCCTATGCCATCTAACTCAAAGTAATGGCCCGGTTTCCAATCCTCTAGCATCATTAGAACTCTGCATACCTTCTCCGGTGATGTATTATTGAGTCTGCAATAAGTTCTATAGTGATCTGTATGAACCGGCATTATTTCTAAAGTGGTCATTCGGTAGATAGTGTAAGATTGGTTGTACAACCCAAACATTTGTTCAAGAGTGTCAATCCATTTTGGCATTGGATTTCTACTATCGTACATTGAACCAGTAAAACTTTTTACCTGGTCATATCCCATGTCTTCCCAAATTTTGATTTCCTCATCAGTTACTGGCTGTTTGGTGAAGGGTAGATTTTTAAAGTCCTCTCCCCAAAAGCGGCCAGCATGACCAATTTCAACTCTGCTATTCATATTCTTATTTAATGCGATAGGTTATCCGCGTTCTAAATCTAAGGTGACACAGTGAAAACACCCGCCTAGTGTTCTAGCATGCCGCATAGGGAGCATTGCGGAATCAATACCGTATTTCTCCAGTTCGGTTCGCAAGCCATGTTGATGTTCTTCTAGAACAACTAGGTTAGGGTTGACACTTAGCAAGTTGATACTAACCCACTTACTAGCATTACAGTAGCCTGGATAGTGTCCGATATCAACAGGCTCAGGAGCCCAAATAATATCCCAATTACGCAAGACTTCCGGTAGTTGTTCTACGCTTTTAATTCTGTCAGGATTCAATAGCATCAAGCCTTCACGCAATAGTGCAATAGTACTGTCTAGATGAATATAGCTGTAAACATTCTCAATAGTATGAACCCGCTTACTGGTTCCCACTATCTCTTGTAAATACGCTGCGCCCTTTTTGTTACCGGTATTACTTACGAGATAGAATAAATCGTCGTTGCAGCGTAGAATGTTTGCAGCATCAAATATAGGATCGTGTTCATGTAGTGCAAGTACATTGGGGTCGCCTATACATCTTGAATTGTAGACATCAGTTGTTGTAGTACCAGGTGCAACGATGAGTTTATTCAAGTCAAAATATTCAGTACTTGCTTTCCACTCATCCCTTCTAGAACTGAGTGCAGTCGGTGTTGCAAGAATCAAATCATCGTGAACTAATACTGTATCTCTAGGGCAGTAGTTATAATATTCGGGATCATTTGACTGTGGTCTATATACAGTAATACTTTGGCTTCTCAAGAAGTCACACAAGATTTCTAAATCTTCATTAGCTTCGTCTATAACCTGTTTAGGATACAGTCCATGTTTAACAGTAAGATATTTACTAAAAGTTAAGTCAGCGTAATTAACAGTCCGTAAGCCAAAAGTAGAGGGAGGAATCTTAGCATCATCTGCTATTCCCACAATGACACTCTTTAGTGGGTCCCACTCATTCTTACTAAGCATTAAACACTTTCATTTTGCTTATATCCGGATAATCGTTATCTGACCAAAGTTTTGGTTCTGTTACTTCAGCGGTGCAAAATTTAAATATGCCTTTTTCTGCTGTTTCCGGAGTCATGTAATAGTGATAGCCAAATGAATCAATGTCTTGATCTTTCCATGGGATGTCATCAAGTCTACCATCGTAACGCATTTTCTTTAATTCATTATACTGTGTTAGATTGTCTAATAGTATCATTCCACCGCGGCCCAAACTCAAATGTTTCTTGTGCTGGAAGCTTAGACACATCATAGTATTGGGTATGTAGCCTTTTCTTTCCCAATACACGGCTGCGTCTACAATATTAGTATTACCAATAAAGTAAAAATTATTCCAATTATAGTCTACAAAGTCCCACTCAATGTCTAACTTTTTAAATGTCATCGGGACACTGAGATATGTTCTAGTGGGACACAATACATGTTGTGGCTTTGTTAGTCGGAGACATAGCTCAATAGCGTGGGTGCAGCAATCTACTGCTACTGCATAAGGAGCACCATAGAACTCTGCTATTAGTTGTTCAAATTTTTCTACTTGTTGGTTCATGTGATAATCACATCTCTTTTTCTGCTTGGCAGCTTCTGAATACTATCCAAACTGATAGAAGATTTAACTGCTGTTCCGCTATCTGCTTCTTTTTCTGGCATTGCATCACGCTTTTCATTAGAAACATCTACCTGATATTTTTCATGATTGCTCCAGTCACCGGAGCCCTTGAATTGAGTGTGAAAGCTAAAGTCGATAGTCTCGTTTAAGTATGCTTCTTCGTCTAACAAGTCAGCAAAGTCTTGGCCCGAACGGCCCTCATCTGAACTCCATGTAGGCTTTGCTAGCTTTCTAGCTCTTTTAACTGTGTTACTCTGCCAACGACTATAATCCTGTGCATAAAATGCACCCTTACGGCCTTCGGGCGGATACTCTCTGTCATCTAATGGATTATCAACCTGTTCAAACTTAATATCGAAGTCAGCATCCCACTGACCTTCATCAGTAATCTTAAACTTATATGTTGCATAGAACTGCGCTGGACCATATTGAGTACCAAACTCTTTTAAATCGATTTCTGGGTTGAAAAGAATCTCTGCTTCGAATCCACCTCTTGAACGCCAAAGATTTCGTAAGAATGGCCAAATCTCATTAACTAATTGATTAGCAAATGGGTTATTCTCTGCTACGGGAGGAATGATGTTATAATCAAACTTCTCATACACCATTTCTTTACGAACATGTTCATTGTTAAGCTTAATCTTATAATGATCTTTTTGCAATGCGTGTCGCATTGGGTAGCCAATCGGAACATCAGTGCAACCGGTAAAGTAATCAAGCCACATGTGAATTAGCTTGACTCTCATCATGACATGAGGACCTCCCATCGCTAAGTCTTTACTAATCCAGTGTCCTTGATACTTATGGAAGCTGATATTGTAAGCGTGTGGATTCTGTCCTACGATTGTTTCTGGCCCTAATCCATATCCTACGCCAAGCCCCATATTGTTAACATTGTTATTACGCATACGCCACATGAATGTCATAGTATCACTGAAGTCTTGGTAGTCTTCAGTGGGGAATGCAACGATCCAATTTGTGGCACAATAGATGCCTACCTTCTTACAGTCAATGAAGTTCTGCTCCATTTCAGCAATAGTAACACCCTTGTGCATATCGTCAAGAACTTTCTGTGATGCTGATTCACATCCAAAGTTAAACATGATGCAGCCGCCGTCGGCTAAGTCTTGTAGATAAGGTAAATCCATTCTACCGTCATGTCTAGCATAACCAGTAAACTTAACCTTAAGTCCCTTTTCTTTGAGAGCTAGGGCAAATGCTCTTAGTTCATTGATATTACCATTGATAAGACTGTCAATAAACCAAATAACATCAGTACCCTTATTATAATATAACCACTCTACTTCGGTAATCAAATCAACTGCCTGGCGCTGACGATACTTCCAAAAGTGTGTTTCTTCACAGAATGTACACTTAGCCGTACAACCACGACTGATTTCACTATTGACACCGTTCGGAACTTCGTATAAACTAAAGTCAATTGATTCGTAGTCAGGCATCGGTAGCCCGTTAATATTGATACGCTGATTCTCTGGCTGTGTTAATATCTTAGGTTCTGTGGGGCGCCAACCTTCTTCAATCTCATCAAGCATGACAAGTAGATTCTGTTCACCTTCACCCACAATGACATAATCATAGTATGGACGAATATCAAACCAATGCTTGTGAACATTGGGGCCGCCCACAGCAATCAAGATGTTTGGGTTGCGTCTTTTAATTTCTTGAGCCATCCACTTGGTGGGTTCTTCACTAATATAGTATACACTGAACCCAACTACATCAGGATTCATTTCAATGATTTCGTCTACTGCTGCGCTTAGAATAGGTTCAAGCACGGGATGGATATCATTCATGTATGTTTCACCTAACCAGTGCCATGAACTAGATGGATCCCACAATCTAAATGGTAGCTTATTATTGGGTTGCCAGTCATCACGATATGCATTATATGCTTTAACATTCAAGTCCATGATATGTGTTTCATATCCAGATGCTTTAGCAATACCACTCAGTCGTGCAAGACTGAAGGGAGGCATGTATGGACTCCACTCAGGACACAGCACGAGAACCATTTTAGTCTCACGAGTCTTGTAGTCTACATATACTGGTGTTAGATTTTTCTGAACGGCATCTCTAGCATAGGGCTTGATCGCCTCCATCATACTACGATGGCGAACATCTCCGATATCTTCTGTAGGTCTTTCATTAGGCTTTAAGTCTGTTTTTGCCAATGACTTTAAATTGAAATCCAATTGCAACTCCTCATCAGATAGTATTTAACTAAGAGAATTATACAAAATATTTTAAGACATCTTTTGTTACCCGATAATCAGAATTAGTATGCATCTGTCTTTTGTTATGTTCTACAATAGGCTTGACTTGTTGCATCCACTCTCTATATTGATCATCAGTAAATGCTGCTAAGCGGCTAATTTCGTTAAAGATTAGCTTCATTCGCTCGGCATCATTTTCAACAGTGTCATATGTTTCGTCAATATACGGATGAAATGTCTGATACCCGTGACTTCTCAATGTCTTTAAGAAATATGGTCTGCCCATAAGAATAAATGGATGCTTCATCATGATAGGTTTATAGATTTTTTCGCTAGGGAAAATATCCTTTTCAATGCTGATGGTTGGTCCATTATGATTAGTCTGATAATACGCTGTTTCTGTTACTATTGAAAAATAACTATTATCAAAAAATTCACTGTCTTGAGGTTGAATATCAGCAGGATTTGGTCTTTCCGCAGTTGAGTTGATATTCAATGGCAAGATGTGCAAGTTTTTCTTAATGTGTTCATAATCTTGCACAACCTCCATCAGATGGTCGTCTGGCCTCCACAGCATGTAGTTACCGAATGATACAAATCCATCTTCCAATAAATTATTAGCTAATAAGAAATCTAATAACTCGCATCGGTGAAGTCTAGGCATTCTATTAAATGATAGATATTTTTTGTCTCTTAGCTTCTCAGCATCATAGTCTGGCCCAGAAAAGTCACGATAGTGGCTTAACCCGGACTCAAAATAGCGAGTAGATATAACCTGAAGCTTTACTTCTTCATTAATGTAACCCATTCTGGTCTCATACTCAGTTTCGCCGTTCGCACATCCGGTTAAAAAGAAGAACTTGATTCCAGTAACTTGCTCATTAACTAAATCTATAATAGTATTAATCTTTTTAAATAAAGAATTTGCAAACGGTTCGGCTAAACACTCAAAGAAGACATACTTGCTTCCTTTATTATATTGATCTACTATTAGTTCAACAATAGCTTCGTTACTATAGTTAGCCAATGTAAAATCATAATTATGGTTAGCATAGATAAAGAATGATTGATCCATATATGGAACTAGCTCTGGATACAGCTTGCTAGTCAATATAGATTTTACCCAATTATGATAGTTGTCGGGTTGAACAACAACTTCTTTATTTCTAGTGTTACCATAATGTAGGCTGGCCGGGCCATTATATCTACGCCACGGGTCGATTACAGTAGCATACGCTGGAAATTTAATATCTTCCACATATTTTTCCCAGTAACCAATAAGATATACATCAGTCCAATCAGATTTTATGTCAGTGTCTCCAGTATGGAGATCATAGTAACTAACATTGCCGCCGTGTTTTTCAATGTAATGGCCAATTAACATACTCGCACTGCCGTTGGTATATGGTACACCGGGCTTGTACGCTTTACCGATGATTGTAACATTCTTACCATTCTTTAAGCAGCGTAATGCCATGTTCTCAGCTTGAATCTCTCTCGCAGCCATAATACTATCGAATAGATCGTAGCCGAGGTTTAAATTCTCTGCCATATATCGTAATGCAATGTTATCACGAGGGTGACATGCTCCTGCATCTCCCAAGCCTGCTTTCATATACGCTGGGCCCATGATACGATATGTGCTATTCGCTAATGCAGATGTCACTACATCAACATTCATGTTACCATTGCGCTCTGCAACATCCTGCACCATGTTCACTAATGCAAGTTTCGTGCTAATAAAGGTGTTGTAGAAGATTTTAATCGCTTCTGCTTCGTCCCATGTACCCACTTCAATGCGCGGATCATTTTGCATTAATGGCTTATAGAAGTTAATCAGTTCTGATGCATCGCCAGTAAGTGAACCATCTTCTGTACCAATGATAAGCATTTCTGGATTGATAAAGTCCCACTTAGTCGTGCCCATAGCAATGAGATAGGGATTATAGATGAATCGTGCATTAGTAATGCAGGGTCTTAGTTCTCTGCGAACGGTGCCGGGTAAAACTGTACTAATCAATACTACTAATTGTCTACGCTCAACATGCTTGTTGACCTCGTTAAGAATATCCGTAACAATCGTATAGTCAAAGTCTTTGTTGGGTAGATGACTAGTAGGGGTCTCACCACCGTACATCGGGTCATGCGGAGTAGGAGCAGCAATAAAAATAATATCTCTGTCTGTTACTGCTTCTTGAATAGTTGAACACATTGGAAAGGCGGGGCTTCGCGGCTCAATATCATATCCTACTACATTATACTGCTCTGCCATTACTTCGGCACAATCTTGCCCTAGCTTACCTACGCCAATCATTGCTACTTTAATCATTTAAAATCCTCTTTAATTGCACTGTTAATACACTGTGCCAGTTGTTTGTGTCCATTATGGTTGGGATGACTGTCAACATTTATTTCTATTCTATCATATTCCCAATACTGCCAGCTACCATTAATATAGTTTATCCATGGATAACTCTCTAATAAAAAAGTTTTAAATGGTTCTGGCAACCTATTAGGTAGATCACAAATGTCCCAAAAGTAATACTTAATATTAAATCTTTTAAACAGGCTAGATAATGCCTCACAATGTTCAATATATGTGTAGATGTTTTGGATATCGCTAGTGTGATATACTAATCTTTCTTGTGACAACTTATAATGCTTGTCAAATCCATCAATATCAGCAATATTTCCGCAGTTGTCCAAAGCCAAGGCCTGAGGAATAAGATTGTTTATTTTAGCTTTCATCCATCTGTCATTAATGTTCTCGTACTGTTTGTCGATGTCCATTGGATAATAGTATTCAAATCGTGATTCTTCGGTAAGCTGTATGACGGCAACGATATCCTCATCTTTATTGTCTAATAGGTAGTCCAATGTAGTTCTAAAGATGCGCTGATTACTTCCGCACCCGTCGGCTAGATTTACAAAGTCAGTTGCACCTAACAAATCATGTAGATGTTTAGGCCAAGTTACTTGATCTAATTCTTGTCGTGTGATGCCATTTAGGTCGAGTCCTCCACCCTGGGTCCAACTACAGCCATTAGCTAGTAATTTCATTTAAAATCCTCTATTAGTTTATTATTTATTGAGTTAAAAGAGACCTGACAAGAAAGCATGATTCGCTGTGGCTGTGGTCGGAAATAAGGTTACTAAATCGTCTACATAAACAACAGTATCGAGTTTAGCACAGGACTCAATAGCATAATCAATTGTGCGCTGACTCAATGGTATTCCTACCGCAAGTAAATATTTGCAATGGTCCATTGGAGTAGGATGAGATTCGCATTGCGGGTCACCATTCTGATTTTTCCAATACCATTTTTTTGTAGATGTGATTATTTCGTTTACTGAAGGTAGCATTCCATCTAAGGTTGTTTTATATATTTCATTTATTTTTTGTTCAAAGCTAATTGTTTTTTGATCACTGTCAGTCATTGAATTTGTACCCTCGCCGGTCAACTCAATCATGCTAGTATGAATTGCAGTGCAAGGTAAATTGCTGAGATAGCTCCTTGTTAATTCTATCAAACTCATATCTCGTATTACAAAGCCTTCTGGGTCCGTATAGTTTTTAACAAAGTTCTTATCATACGCATGTTTTTGCGAATAGATGTTGCCAGCAGTAAGCCATTTGTCATCGATGTATCGATCTTCTCGGAAGGCACCAGTCCACATTACTATTACTAAGTCAGTATCACAAAATTTAAACTTACAATTAGCCTGTGTTACTCTATTACTGATTAATAGATTACCTGACCCTGACCTACCAAAATTATAATATTCTGCATGTTCCATTTCTTTGGCCAATAAGTCTGCCCATGTAGGCCAGGCATATTGAGTGAAGCTGCACCCAAATACAAATAATCTATTATATTTTTTAAAGTCAATCATATTAATTCCTGCGGCACAGTTCTAGGGTCAAGATTAGGAAAAATCTGTTCGAATTCTGAGTAATGTTTAATTTGTCGCAATGCATTAGTTGAATCAATTGCATACTGCATTGCTTCATCACTCAATTCTATTCCTATTTTTTTAAGATAGTTTGCATATCGTAACGGCGCCGGGTGATAATCTTCATAAAAGTCTGGATCCGACCAAGACTCAATGTACTTAGAACCATGTTCCCAATAATTGTCCATTTCCAACTCAAACATATTATCCAAATAACTATCTTCTAATTCTTTATATAGGGTTAGCACCTGTGTTACAGTACTGTTGTTTAAATCCTGTTGATAGTTAAAAGGGACACTTAGCATAGCTAAAGTGTCACTCGGCAATGCGTTAAGATATGATGTAGTGAGATCAATGATGGACAAATCCCTGACTAAAAATGTCAGTGGGTCAGCGTATGTCACCAGATAATCTTTGTCAGCAAACTTAAGATCACCTTGCGTATAGATGTTACCGGGCGTTGACCAACCTTGATTCGGAAGATATCGATCTTCTCTACAGAATGTGCTCCACATAACCATTACTAAGTCAGTATCACAAAATTTAAACTTGCGGTTAGCCTCAGTTATTCTATTAGCGATGAATACATTGCCTCCGCCGCTACGGCCAAAATTATAAAACTCAGCTTGGCTGATGTGTTTACCCATAATATTTGCCCATGTGGGATACTTATAGCCAGTAAAGCTACACCCAAATGCAAATACTCTTTTATACTTGTTATAATCGTACATCATGTTAGGGCAGTGACAAAATTATCTTTTAGTGCAGAACTCTTATTAGTCAATAGTTGATAGTTATATTCAACTATTTCTTTTACCGCAGTTAAGAATTCTACTAACTGTGGTTCGCTTAAATTACTTAATCGTTCTATCTCGTTAACTATCATTTTTAATCTTTCATAGTCATTGATTTCTTCATCATAGCTTTCATCTATATACGGACTGAATGTTTTATATCCTAATTCTTTTAACTTACTAAGACTGTGCGGTCTTGACACTAGTATAAAAGGATGACATCTTAGTATAGGCTTAAAGACTTTTTCACTTAGAAACAATCCTTCTCCTAAATCCTTAAAGTAATTTGTTTCATTTACAATACTAAAGTAAGTGTTCTCGTAATAGTAATCTAAGTTATTGTCTACCTGTACCTGATTCACATATAGTTCAGGAGTATCTAAAAACATGTCCGGAATGCTTTCTATTCTATCTCTATTACTCTGAAACAAGTTATACAGTTCCGGGTCACAGTGCTGTACTGAGCCTTGAAGATAACCATATACACTATCCCAATTTTGACCGTCTACATTTTTACAAAAACTGACATGTCCCTTATCTAATAGATTGCGTAGCTCTAGTAACCCAACTAGTATTGGTCTGTGCTGGCGCCAGCGACGATTAAGATTCAAATATTTCTTGTCATACTGTTTTATCTCTAGTGTATTCAACTTGCGATAGTTCTCTATATTAGTGGCTTGCTTTACATTGTACTCAAAAATACGCATCCATTCAATCTGTATATATGGTTTACTGAATACTTTTGACACTCTGTCCACTTCTTCCAATATACTTGCAGACTCAGTTAGTAGTCTGATATAAGCCGGCGGAAAATTAAGATCCATTATAAAGTATCTATAAATGAATTCTATAGGATCATGATATGCTTCGTGACTGTTGTTTAATAGTAATGTGGCGCTGCCGCTTCTGATTCTATCTCTGATTTCTTCAGGAATAAAATCAATAGCTGCGATTAAATTCCAACCATGATGAAAATCAATATACCAGTAATCAGTATCTTCAAAATCATAAAAATACATCAGTGAAGACCCTAATCGTAGCTCGGGTCCGTTGTCACTGAAGAAATGTATGTTTTCTTTATTAAGTAATGCCATACTATAATCTCGTTACCCAACTCTTTCCAAAGTTTCTGCGTCTTGCAAAAAAGATTTGCTCACAGAACTGTTGCAGACTCATTGATTTGTTTTCCGGAAAATCGAACTCATATGCTACTGTATTTTCTAGCACATCACCCTGTACATAACCTATGATGTCATTTTTTAATTCTATATTTAATGGATAGCTGTTACATTCTTCATAATTTATTAAGAATTTTCTTTGCACAAATAACAAATCTTTTAGTATGTCTTCGGGTAACTCAAAGTTCTCTGTAACAAACTTATCAATCAAGTCGAATACTTGAGTGTGTTTACACTCACCCTGTAAGTTAATAACAGTACTGTGAATAAGATTCCATCCGTGAATCTCCATACCCTGAATTGGATCATGGTCTATCTTACCATTAGTTGTCCAATTATCATAGTGTTCTCTAATACGAGCTATCTCATTATTAAGCCAGGGGTCTGTCTGAATGTATTCGTACAGTTTCTCATAGAAAGTCTTGTATTCAACATTACTATAGGTATATAGGAATCTAGCGATATAATTGGTCATTCCATTAATGTGGAAAGTATTCATGAACCATGACCATACTTGAGCATCTATCATCTCGTTACGAGGCATGTCTTTAGTGGACACGATGACTTCAATGCCCTCTTTTACTTCATGCTCATTATATGTGCCAACTAGATAGTCATAAACAATACGGCCTTCAAGCTCATACTCAGCCTTTTGAGTTAGATTCATTTCAGCATTCTCTAACAACTGTGCTTGATATACAGTAATACCAGTGTGGTTGCCTGCTAAGAATAACTTATAGAAGTTATCTTTCCAAGTCTCAAGTGTTTCGCCGGGTAAGCCAAGAATAAGTTCAGTATATAATGGAATACTATACTTCTCGCACAAGTCGAATACTTCTTGAATCTTATTCATAGCGAGGTTTTTACGCTTAATAATGTCCAATACATTATCGTCCATTGACTGTACTGAGAGGTTAAGACCCATCTTACTGCCGCCTTCGAAGATTAGCTTACGCACAATCTCAACAACCTCTTGCTTTTGGTTCTTTGCCCAAGCAATTGTGTAGGCTTTAGGATTGTTATACTTCTTTTGTACAGCAATTAACTTGTCTGCAATTAACGAGTCACGCTCAGGGAAGATACCAAAATTAGCATCAGTCAGTGATACGAAATCACATTCGTTTCTACCAATCCATTCAAGCTCATCATACACTCGTTCAAGATGAAACTTCTTGACCTTACTGTAAGTCAAGCTTCCCCAGTCACAGAATGTACACATATAAGGACAGCCGCGATTTGTTTCTAGCGTAGCATTCCATCGGACTTCGGGATGTTTCTCCATTAGTGATTTGAATACATCAGTAAGATAGGGACTAGGGATAGTGTCAAGGTCATTAATCCGATTCGGTAAGCCAGTATCCACCGTGTTCCCGTCAACATTAACTATTAAGCCAGTGATGTCTAGGTAATTCTTATCAGTAAGATATTGTTCTAATACTGATTTAACAGCCTTCTCACCCTCTTGTTTAACACATAGGTCAAGATAAGGAAAACGCTTAAAGAACTCTTTATCAGTAATGGGAGGCTCAGGGCCCCCGGCGAATAAAAAGATATCGGGATTAGCTTTCTTTAGCTCACGCCCTAACACATGATTATAGCTACGATTCCAAATATATGTACTAAAGCCTACTACATCATTATCTTTTAATCGTTCGACTACTTCCTCAATAGGGTCGCGGCGCCAGATAAATTGATCTAACTCAAAGTTTGCTGTAATGTCATCGAACTGATTCACATAGCTCCAAATAATGCCTGGACTATATGGCAGGTAGTAGGCGTTGAATTCCTTAGGTCCCTGCTGGAAGTTCGGATTAACGAAGCTGATTTTCTTTTTATGCATAGCCTTTGTATTTAATAAAGTTTGCAAGCTCGTCTGCAATTACCTTATATCCCTTAATAGTAGGGTGCGCCCCTTCACAATTTGTCAAGTATTCTGCTGGCCATGCCCTACTGTAATAATGTTGATGGAAACCGCCCCAATCACCTGCATCCATTATGTTATCTAGTTCAACTAACTTCTGCACAAAAGCCACATACTCCGTTGTATTGTGTAGATAACTTGACCAGTCAAACTTGTCACACAATGAACCTGTGTTAGCTCTCAAGTATTCAATGATACCCTCTGACCGTTGATTAAATGCATTAGCTATTACTAGTTTAAAATTATGTGCGTTAGCAAAATTTTGTAAATCCAGTAAGGCTAACATTTGATTTGTTGCTACAAATCTTTCTGACCAAAGATGCTTAGCATAAGCTTTCCAAAAGATATTTTCTGAATCATGCGGCCAGGCAGTATTCCACTTATAGTGTCTGTACTCCCCGTTGCTATATCCATCATCTTGACCGTTTGATTCGCTATGTGTGCCAGGTAAGTCTAATCGTTCAAAGCCGCTCATCATTAATACGATAATGCCTTCGCTATTATCCCAATCAATCTTATCACAGAAATGTAATTGTTCAACAGCAGCACGATTGCCGATGCCTTTAATACCTAAATTAATAGGCGTGTGGTCAGTAAAGTGTTCGCGGCACAATACATTTACCCAACTGTTCTCGTGTTCATAATGTCTGATATGATAGTCATCGTGTCCGCGCAAACTAATCTGCGGGCGTCCATTATACTGATGCCAAATTTCGTCTGGGTATCCACCCTCGCCCTGAGTCCAACTGCATCCTAATCCAATAATATATTTCATTTGAGCCAACCTTTATTACGCATATGCTTTGTTATTTCAAAAAAATTACTGCTTATATCACCATATACTTCATGTTCATCTAATAAGAACTCTAGAGCTTTAGGTACCATTTTTTCTTTATTGTTGCCGTAGTCTATAAATTTCTGTCTGTTGTATGCCAGTTTATCTTTTACTCTATCATATAATATGTGCTTGTCAATGCCCTTAATTCGTTTAATATTTTCGGTAATACCTTCAATTCTACTATCAATATCGGGGTCATTATCGTAAGAGTAATCAAATAGTTCAGTATAGGGTTCTATACCATAATCTTCTAATAGATATTTATGGAAATACTGACAAGAAAGTACCATGAACGGCTTCATCGCTATTACGCTTTTCATAGTTTTTTCGCTAGGGTAATACTCTTTAGGTTTAACTCTGCTTTCACATACTATGTCTACTAATCCTCTAAAGAAACTATTAGGGAAGTAGCTAGGGGTGCGCTCTGGATGACTGCTTAGTATAAAATTATCTTCGTCAATTAAGGGTGAGCCGTCATGATATTTCCAATCGGGTACATCACCTCTATATGCATTATGATATGTAACGATGCCGTCCGACAGTAGATTATCTCTAGCTAAGGTGTCGATCATGTTGATTCGCTCACTTGAACTTCTGTGACAGTAAAGCGTAAACAGCTTGTCAGCCTTATGTATATTTTGAGTAAAGTCTACATCCTCAAATTTATATAAGGTGTTGCTTTGATTTTGCAGATAGTAAGCAAAGTTTTTGTTAACTACAATATGGTCTGATATCTTTCTATCAAATCCTGGGGACAGAATAGTTATAGTTTTGTTATTTGTTTGAAGCCAACCCTCTATACCACTTATAAATTCTTTAAAAATAAGTTCAACATCATATTCACCTGTCGAAAATATTATTATAGTGTCAGGATTAATTTCTTTAATACTATTAATATGAGTTTCGTAGCTAGGAGATTCGGAGTTTATATATTGCTGAACAATGTAGGCTTTACTGATCTGTTTTACCATTAATAATTTCTCCGTTAATCCAATGGTAAGTCTTCAATAGACCAGTTTCTAAGTCTTCGTGTGGCTTCCATCCAGTAACCTGTTCTATCAGTCTGTTGTCACTGCGTCTTCCCATAACACCCAACGGACCATCAATGTTCTTAATAGTTACTTTTTTGTTAGTCAAGTTAGCAATCAGTAATACAAGTTCATTAATAGATATCATGCGCTCACTGCCTAAGTTGACAGGCTTATCGTAGTCACTGTTCATAATACGATGAATACCGTCAATGCACTCATCAATGTATAAGAAGCTGCGGGTTTGATTGCCGGGACCCCAAATCTCTACAGTACCGTTGTCATCAGCAAGTGCCACTTTTCTACACAGTGCGGCTGGCGCCTTTTCTTTGCCGTTGTTCCAACTGCCATTCGGCCCGAACACATTATGAAATCTTGCGATGCGAACATCTATGTTATAGTTACGGGCATATGTCATGTACAGTCGTTCACTGAATAGTTTTTCCCAACCGTACTCACTGTCTGGATTAGCAGGGTAAGCACTGTCTTCAGATAGAATAGGATTGTCAGGATCAAGTTGATTATGCTCTGGGTACATACATGCACTTGAGCTATAGAATACCTTCTTACAATCCATGTTCTTCATAGCATCTAATACATTTAGATTGATAGACACAGAGTTGTGCATGATATCTGCATCGTGTTCGCCAGTGAAGATATATCCTGCACCGCCCATATCCGCTGCTAACTGATATACTTCATCAAACTTATGACAATAAAAGATGTAGTCAACATTTTCTTTTAGCCTTAGGTCTTTCACATAAAACTCATCAGCAGAGCTATCAGTATACAGCGGGTATTTTAAATCAGCGCCAACTACATAGTGACCTTGACTCTTTAAACTTTCAACAAGGTATGCACCAATAAATCCACCTGCGCCACATACTAATATAGTTTTTTTCATTTAATGTTTTCTCTAACTAGTTTATTAATGTTATCAAGTAACATGTCTACACCTAAGGTCTTTATTAGATTAAAGTTATGCTCAAGAATAGGCTTAACTCTGCGTTTGAAATCAAGTATCTGATTATGATCCCAGGACGATATCACTTTGAATACTTCTCTGATGCGTCTCATTCTTTCGTCTGGACTGACATCTCCATTATCGTATTCTTCGGACCAGAATTCATTGAATGTCTTGAACCCTAGCGATTGCAGATATTCTAATGCTCCTGCGCCTGCAACTAATATAAAAGGATGCTTTTCTTTAAAAGGCTTGAAGCTTTTCTCAGTTAGTGCAACCTCTAGCTCACCGAAATTTGTCTCAGTTACTACGCTTACTAGACTATTTTGATAATATGGTCTGGACCTATGGTTAGTGTCTTCACACATTTGAGTAATTTCATGCTCATCATCTAGTACTAACGGCAATTTATTATTAAATCGCTGTGCTACCTCTTCGTTAATTCCCTCATTTCTATACCTATTTGATTCCACGACCCCAATAGCTCTATCTAAAAATGTGTCACTTGGATGCTCAATGTGTGTTTTGCTAAAGCTAATATAGCTTCGTTCAACTAATCCTAATGCTTCAAGATGCAACGCTGCCTCAATTCGGTGATCTCTGAATCTACGATTCCACATTAAGAATAGTTTCTCCGGCACTGTCTCAGTATTATATTCAGGTTCAGCACCCGGAAGTTGAAGATGTCTTTTAAATATATAGCCGCCGGACGCATATGGAATAATAGTAAGTCGGTAATGAGGGTCGTTTGGAATACCATTTCTTTCACAGTAATCTGAATATAGTTTATTACTATTGACTGCACCGGTCAGATAAATTATTTTATTCAAAGGAATACCGTGTGTATTGCCAAAGTAATCATGCAATGAATTTAAGTGCTGTTCAGACATAAATGCTTCAACGCCGTGGTCAATTAATATATAACCATTTTTATCTCTAACTAATCTAATTAAATGCCACGGTACATGAGCAAATTCAAGTAATCCTGTTTTACCCGTGAAGTAAAAAGCAAAGTTGATGCGCCAAAACAAGGTATAGGGAATAATAAAGGGGCGTTCGTCTTCAGTAGTAATTGAGCAAGCCGGATACATATCATATGATTCAGGGTCGTGACTAAAAATCTGATGCCAAACACTGTCTGTAACGAAACAAGTAGAATTTACTGTTCCGTGTTCTGAAACATTGTTGAGACTAAAAATATTGGGCAATTCAGTATTCCAAGCTGGACCTTTAGGCCCAATCCAGCTATAGACAATTTTAATTCTATCGTCCATTTAATCAACCTTAAATTTAGGAATGATGATGTCAGTGCCGCAATGACAATGTTCTTTGAAGCATGTAATTTGTTTGGGGCCAACATTTTCTACATCATCAAGTATGTGTCCAACTGTTCCACCTTGACCACAGCTAGCTAGAGAGATTTCTCCGGTAGGATTGATAAAGATACTATCACCGACATTACACTTCCATCCTGTAAAGAAGTTTTCTCTCCTAACAATAATCTCATTACTATTAGTAGGGTTTGAATACCTATCGTTATCACCCTCGTAACGATTATAGCTCACATTACGATATGATCTTTTACCGGGCTTATGCACAGTTTCTTGTGATTCGCAGGTATGAGTGTCTAAGAACTCAGCTTTCTTTTTATCAGTGTATTCCCAAGGTCCTGCGTTAACACTCATTTCATCAAACAGGGGTGTCCACTCAATGAAATAGTTTGGCATCACTGACTTTAGTTCTTCTGCGAACTCTACTACTTCCCAAAAGCGGTCTTCATGCATAAGCATTTTAGTTGACAGGTAGTTAACCTTCTCGCATAAGAAAATACTATTTTCCTTATATCGCTCTTTATTAGCGAACTCTACATGAAAGCTAGCCACTACATCGTCAAATAAATGGTAGTGCTTTTCCCACCATGCTAGAGGGCGTGAAAGATTAGTATTAACTGCAAGAGTAGCGAACGGTAATTCTTTATATAACCATTCACAGATAGGAATAAAATTACGCCATGCTGTAGGTTCGCCGCCACTAAAAAAGAACTTGAAGTTCTTATATCCAGCAGCCTTATACTTATTAATAATTGATTCTAGATTTTGAATGTATAGGTCTAGATTACCGTTATTGGGATTTTCACCCGCCCAATTACCCGGGTTACAATAACTGCAACGAAAGTTGCAGAAATTGTTTACTTGCCATGTAACCGCTAGATAAGGTTCTGGCGCTTCAATTGCTAATAACTTACGCACGGGCGGCGTTTTCCTCCGCAATCTGTCTAGCAATCTGTTCCTTAAGGGCTACCTCTGCCCACTCGTATACTTCTTTGATTTCAGGAACAACATCTTCAAACTTTTCGTTACGGAACTCATCAAGCTCATCATTAAACTGCTTGAACTCTAGAAGTCCGCCGGGGTTCTCATCACCGACATTTAAGTTATAGATAATCATTTTGAACCCGTTGTAGACATCTACATTGTCTTTACCATATTTATTTTGGTAGACCCGATATAGTTCAATCAATCTATTCTTAACATGTCTAGGTAAGATCATGATATTAGCATACCATGGGTTAGTAGCTAGATTAAATCTAGGGCTAACCTTTAAGTCAATTAAGTTATTGTCTATTAGATAGTCAAAGAAGTCAGGGAACTTAAAGATATTCCAAATACTAATAGTAGGTGTAATTTGAAATTGAACATGCGGTAGTTCTTCTTTTAGCTTCTTGATGTTTGCTACAGTCTTATCCCAGTCTGTACCCTTACGAATACATTCTGCTAATTCACCGTGTGCGTCAAGGCTTCCCCATACTTGAATATTCTTAAACTTACTCCAATAAGTGAGCAAATCTTTATTTTTATATCCGTGTAATGTACTGAAGTTCGTAGTATAATTTAATTCAATCGTGTCCGCTTGACCGTTCTCAATCCAATAATCAAGACACTCATAGTGTTCAGGAGTAATAATGATTTCGCCGCCGGCAAAGTATACTTCGCTAACATCAGCAAGATATGGCTTTAACTTAACCATAAACTTTTGGTCGTCATTATTATTAATAACGACTTTACGATCAGGGAAATATTGGTCCCACATTTCTTGGCCGCGCTTGTCTTTAAATTCCTGTGCCCACATGCTTGAGCAGTCAGGGCCGCAGCTACGACATTTCATGTTACACAGGTTACTGAAACGAATATCCATGTACTTCATTTCAAACTCTGATAAGCTGCCGTCTTCTTGTGTATTCTCAGCAATGTAGTTTACATAGTCAAGACCTCTACGCTTATTGTGGCTTTGGCGCATAGTCCAAGTACCCATAAGTTCAAGATCAAAACAACGCTTACATTCTGGAACTTCAATGTCATTAAGCATATCTGAACGGATTTCGTTATAGCGTTCACTATTCATCATTTCGAGGATACTTTGGTCGCCTTCGATTTTCGCAACAGGCATGTTACTGTCTGCAATACAGCAAGGCATTACTCGCTTGTCAGGCCATGCATGAAAATGCACCCAGGGCAATACGCAGAAATGCTTACCTTGTGTTACTAGTTTTTCTACTTGTTCATTGTTAGCCATGTGTTATTCCATTAAATCCTGTAATCTATTTAATTCTGGGAATGTTTCCCAGAAGTTTTCGCCGCGAATTCGGTCTACTGACTTAGTATGCATTAAGAATTTCTCACGAACATCGCTCCATTGATCAGTGTCGTTTGCAAAATTAACTGCATCCACAACTAATTTGGGCACACATGTTTTATCGTCCATGTTACTATTAGCCCAAGCTAACGCTTTTTCACCGGCAACTGTTTTTAACTCTTTCGGCAAACTCTTAGCACAATAATAATTAGGATGTACGGCAAGATAGAGCGAATGATACCAGTCTTCTGTTCTCACGATGTTCTTATCCTTAAGATATTGATAAAAGTCGCCGATGGTCAAATAATTATAGATACTGAATACAGTGTTCATTTGGAATGACACATAATCTAAATCTCTAAAGGTAAGTAGATTACTCTCCACTACGCCCCAGTCAGTACCTTTACGCATGTACTCAGCCCGTTCACCATAGTGATCGATACTGCAACTTAATTCAATATTTTTGAAGTGCTTCCATAACTCAAGCACATCATGCTTTTTATACTTGATATTGCTAGCATTCGTATTGTATCGGAGCGTGATATCTGTTCTGCCCTTACGGATCATTGCTTCAAGCATAGTATAATGCTCATCAGTAATAAGGGGTTCACCTCCAGCAAAGTATGCTAGGTCAATATGTTCGATGTGTTCTAACACTTCGTCAAGCACAGTTCCTTTATTGTCATCGACATGAATCAAAACCGGGTGTTTAGGGTCGTAGTTCTTACGCATTTCTTCACCCCACTTACTACTGAACTCTGAGCCACATGTGCGGCACTTAAAGTTGCAGATATTAGAGAAGCGAATATCAAAATAACGCATTTTGAATTCATCTACTGTTCCGTCTTCTTGTGTAGTAGGAACAACATCATCGAAGTATTTGCCAAAATGCTCCTTACTATAGTTACGGAAACTATATGGGCCAGCTTCTTCATGCTTGTAGCAGAAGTCACATATATCATTCTTCTTTTCGTTAATCATATCAAGACGAAGTTCTTTCATCTTGGGGCTATTGAAGATTTCTTCTAGTGTGTTGTTCTTAGTGTTACCTACAGGATCAGTATAGTCATTGCTACAGCAAGGATATACATCACCCTTAGGGGTAGCATTTAAATGCACCCACGGGAACATACAGAAAGTCTTACTTTCGTTTAAAAGAAAGTCTCTGTTTAGAGAGGGTTTGTTAGGTTTACTTGTTGACATAATCTATAAAAATCCATCATTTCTGGGTAGACATTCAACAAGTCTTTTTCTCGTCTATCGTCTAGTTCGTTAAACCAATTGTAAAAGTCTCTACGACCCTCAATTAGCTTTTCATCACTATACACTGTTTCTGCCATATAGTCAACAACTCTCTTGAACTTTTCATATTCAATCGTACTGAAGGCATCTGCACGATTATCATCAAGATTGTCTTCCATAAACTTTAATGCATCGTGCATATAGGGCATGAATTCTTCTTTGGGCAGTATGTTCATATCATATTGAATTGGGTCACGCAGATAGGGAGTATCAAAGCGAATGATATGCTGCTTGCGTTCTTCATCCCAGCCATACTGCTTGCGCCACTCTAAGAACTTTTCGAGTAAGCTCTTGAACGAGGTTACTGAAAAGATATTGAATGTGATCATGAATGTGACAGGGGACTGAGACTTTGTTACATATGTGTGGAAGTTCTCTTCCCAAACTTTCAAATCAAGTCCAGTGCGAATATATTCTGCTCTTTCACCCCATGTATCCATAGATGTGAACAGCTTGAATGTTCTGATCTTACCTTCGTCTACTAGTTTCTTGACCTTAACAGCAAGGCGTTCAATAAGAATGTTCTTAGTGCCTAAGTTACTATTGATGTTAAGCTCAAGCCAGGGCATAGGTTCTTCATCAATCTTATCTAGCAATTGCCAAGTTGATTTGTGTAATGTAGGTTCGCCGCCAGTAACACGCATGATGTTTAATGTCTTGCGTAGCTCAGGCCACCACTCCCAGAATGCGTCAACATATGGGTTTTCTTCTTCACGCTGAAATAGCTTCATCCAATCAACATCACAGCGATGGTTCTTTACATTTTCAACCGGACCAAACTTTTCAATTTCTTTATAGAAACTTGTAGAATACTTTGGGTGACAGTAACCGCACTTGAAATTACATTCGTTGCCGAAGTTAATCTCTAAATATTCTGGATTAATGTTTTGATCCCACGGACCCTTGATAGCCTGCTCATAGCGTTCTTCAGTGAAGATAGAAGCGTTACGGATATGTCTATCAGAGATATAATCTTTGCCCATTGCTTCAATATTCCAGCAGTATTGACAACCTTCAGGCTTCTTGCCCTCTAGCATTTCTTTACGCTCTAGCTTCTTATGCATAGTATTATGCAATGCGCTTGGATTGTCTTTTAGTTCTGCTAAAGGAATCTTATGCGGCTGAGGGTGATAACAACTGTGCGTCTCACCTGTTTGTAGATACATCGTGACATGCTGCCACTTAGCCAAACAGAATGTTGGCGTAGCGTTTACATCAATAAAGTCCCGAATGCGGGTAATTCTGTCTGTTTCTGATTCTGACATTACCAGCCCTCAATGCGACGAATAACATCCATCTCTTTAACTAACGGTCCTTCGTTATACTTGTCATTGTTGTAGTGACGCTTAAAGAATTTGCTTTGGTCTGGGCTAAGAGTACACATGGGTAATCCTAACCGATTAGCTAGTTCATCACCTAACATTTCTGAACCCATCATCGGGTCACCGTTCTTGTGACTTTCCCAAAGAGTCGGATAATGGTCAAACCACATTACTTCTTTGTAGTCCCAGTCAGTGAGTAAAGTCATGTGTGTCCCTAATCTCGCTCCGTAAATAGCCCAAATGCCATTCTCTACATCAGCTCCGACATTGTGCCAAATAGTGAGATTGTTTAAGTTGCGGCCTGCAACTCTTTCTTTAAAATCGTCTATACTAGGCTTTGCACCCCGATCAAGTACCATTTTGACACCTTCACGGAATCCTGCTCTCCACGCTTGGAAGGGAGTGTAGTTAGGATACGTCGTAGAGTAGCAATCGTGCATTGCCCAGTATAGATTATCAGAAGAATCCATGCAGAAATCAACCGTAGTTGTATCGCTTCCGTCACTTGTCTCATGGGTCTTCATATTTGCAACATAGGTCTTTGTCCAAGAACTCATACCGCCGTTGCCATAACGTAGCCCATTGACAGCATTAACTGCTCTCCAACGATACTGCGCTAATTTATAATTAGGATCTTTGTCTGTAAAGTCTAGTTGTAGATTAAAGAAGTTCTCATCAGGCATATTGTCACCGTCAATGAGAATGAATCTTTCGGTGTCGCTGAGGTCGCCAGCTGCTTTATGTGCTGCGTCGGAGCCCTTAACGCTATCAACACGCTTAGCCCAAGGTACCATGTTCTTAATCTTGAGCCAAAATTCTTCTTTTTGTGGTTCATCATAACTAAGATAAATGCAGTCTAAATCTGCAACATCCACAATGTCATCATAATTCATATGTTTTTAGTTCCCAAAATTGACCATCTTTGCTAGTAACAATACTAATATCTTCTACTTCGCACATTGTTCCTATATTACTAGGATACAATCTAGAGATAACTGATCCAGTACCTGCTCTAACTATTCTACCATCCACCACTCTGACATCTGGTCTAGCTTCAGCAAAAGTCAACGAATCGACAAGAATATGATTGCCTTCTAACTGTTCACAAGTATAACACACTACATAGCCTTTGTCATCATAATAAAGCCTAAATTCGGGAGCCTTAATGATCGGCGCTTCCCAAGTTATGATATATTCATCATTTTCATCTGACATTGAATTTCTCCAATATGACATTTGCAAAAGCTTTGATATGATAGTGCACCGGGTACATTTGTGCGAGTGTGTTTATTCTAAAAGAATGAGGCAATAGCTCAGGAACAAAAATATCAGTCCATCTTTCACTCGGTAGATTATTAATAAACTGTTTCATGTGAACCATAGACAAGTCATTAAATTGCGGGAGCGTAGTGTTTTCTTCTCCGAGAAGATGACAAGCAATTGCATATGCCCAATCAGTTGTAGCTGGCTCATCCTTATTACACTTGAGTATAGTTTTATAGTCTTCCCAATTTTCAAACACATCCCTAATGATGGCAAAAAACTTCGCTGCTAGTTCACTCTTACGAAAGTAAGTGATGGCATTGTAAGTGTTTGGTAAATTGTTATCTACGATGAAGTTACGGTAAGGCATGATGTTTGTTAATTCTTGCTTTACATTTCTAATTTTAGTGTTTACTACTACATCCCGCTCGTGCAACACTTCCCACCAATATTCAATTGATCTAGGTAGATACATATCCGATTCTAATTTAATAGTATACTCATATGGACTTGCTTCGTATACTTGCCAATCATTCTGTAACTTCCAGTTTGTGTTAGGAGCTTGGTCACCGTATGGAAGCATTTCTGTTGTAATGATTGTTACATTTGCATCGGGCATAACATGTTTAATGTTAAGCTCAAGTGCCTTAGCACACTTAACATAATCATCGCCCTGCGCCATAATTACAAAACCCTTATCCATTGATTATCTCCACAAATAAGTCTTTGTTCATGATATGAAAATCCATGTTCGTAATATTGATATATTCTTTTCTTATCTTGCCGCGCTGCCAATTGTCAAATAGAATTTTGAATGAAGTATCAAGCTCGTCTTCGTTATTCTTTGAAATTTGCGTGTTCTTTCCAAGATGAATTAAGTTCCACGGAATATAATCGTTCTTGTTATCACTGTGACCATTAACAATTTTAAGTGCTAGTGTTAGTGCGTAATCATTGCGGAATACGCCGCCTACAAAGCTATGGATGTTTGCATAATGATCATAATTTTCTTGAACCATTCTCAGTGAATCAAAGATTTGTTTTGCTCTATCGGTTTTTTTAAACGCAACAACGGTTGCCCAAAGCGTTTCATAGCTATATGCAGACAATAATTCTTGAGGAGCGCCAGGCAGCATAAGATATTCAGTTCTGTTGTGGCAGCAGAAGTCATCATAAAAATCAAAAATGCTAAGCAACTTATCGCTGTTTACAACATAGTCCACATCCAATAACAAAGTCTCATCATACGGGCTTAGATCATAAGCCATATACCTGCCCTTATTAATCCATTGTCCCCAGTCACGGAAGTTATCTTTGTCTGGAGTAATCTTTACTACCTTGTCCCAAAACTGAGATTCTCCTGCAGGCATAGAATCATCATCTGTAACGAGTGTTACAGGTAGATTAAGGAAATGTTCGATACGCTTTGCAGTGTACTTAGCCATTTCATAATAATTATATTTAGGACTGTTAAAGGCAAACAGTATTACACCACGAGTCATCTTTTGCTTTCTAGCTCTTTCCACTCGTTGTACCATTCTAACATAACATTATTGTATACTTTTTTCAGTTTAGACAGTAATTCACTACGGTCAACGAGTACTGGATTCTGAAAGGTGTCCATAAGTATTACTCTATCGTCCCAGTCATTTGACACTACTGATAAAAATGTAATGGTTTGTTGGTCAGCCTTCCAAAGACCGCCCTGATCAGCTACGAGTAGCTTTGCGTCATATTTTTCTTTAAGATAAGCTTTTGCTGAATTGTGATTGAAGCGGGCCTTTGCTTCAGCAATTAAAGTTTTAGTATCCATCGTTTACTCCTATGAGTATTTAGATGGATACTATGATGCCATTAAAAAATTAAGATACTGTAACTGATCCAGCTAAGGTGATAGTTCCCCAAGTATTTGCTAGATTGGTTGTTTCGGGTGCCTGTGCTGTTAGAGTTACTGCTGAGCCTGATGCAACAGTTAGACCATTTGGAACTTCATCCCAAATAGTGTAGATAGTGATAGCTGAACCAGCATCACTGTTTGAACCTTGTGTACCGTTTGATTTAGCAATTACACGAATAAAGGTTGATAGATAACCTGAAGGACCGGTGCTAGCAAGCTGTGTAAATACGTTTGCGTTGCTTGTGGTCATTGCATAATAACCACTGTTTTGTGAGATAGTAGGGGCGTTGCCGCCGCCGCCAATTTTTGTAATCCCGTTATATGATGTTCCGGTTACTGTGATAGTACCTGAAGACGGAGCCGACATTACTACCGTGCCGACATTACTTGCCAAATTATTAAGCAACAGATTAATTCCTGTTCCTGACGGGTGACTCATAGTAAGCTTAAGTTGACCGCCTGAATTGAAGAAGTATCTAGCAGCATCACCATTTGCGAATGTTGCAGTATGCGTCCAAGTTGCAATGCTACTCCAAGTAGCAGCGGTTGTAACAGTGTTTGCTGATGTAGAACCCTGTGAAGCAGCGTTCAATCTGTTTGTATAGATTGTCTGTAAGTTAGTAGGTATAGCAGAAAGAAATGTGATAGTACCACCGGCGACTGGAGTAGAGACAGCAGTAATACTTGAGCCTTGGTGAGTTGCAGAATTTGCGGTATTAGTAACTAGTGACGCCCATTGCGATGTTGCTGCGACTGTTTGTCCGACTGTGACATTTCCTACCGCAGTTTGTCCATACCCAGCAGTTCCGCCGCCTGTTGCCCATGTAGCATTAAGCGTGTTGGCAGTTGTGGTTGGGTTTCCGCCTACTAAAGTGTTGAAGTCTGCTGCTTGTACAGTTCCGAATTGTGCGTATGACATCCCTAATCCTTTTATCTAATTGAAACAAACGCTTCGACATAACCTATGCCATCGTCTGTTTTATATTCTAAAGCTCTACCGATCGTATTAAAAGGATTTGCTTCGCCTGACTTAGCTGCTCTAGCTAAACCGTCACCTGCACTAACTAATCTGTCGCCCTTATTAACTTTTCCTGAAACTTTAACTTCAACTCTACCTGATACTGCGACCGGAGGGTGAGTTAAATCAGTACCGGCAGCACCGTTCATAATCATAGCAGCAGTATTTGAGATAACGCCGAATACATCTTCTGAAAGCTCGTATTGAACTGCGGTGATTTCATGCTCTCCGCCAATTTCTACAACAGTGCCAGGTGTATATTCTTCATCAGCAGCGAAACGTTCGGCCAAGTCAGCGTAAGTAGCGTTTAGTCGTGAGCCAGCAGTGAGTGTCCAGTTACCTTCAATACTACCTGGAGTTGTGTTTGCACCAGTAGTAACTACTGAGGCTTGTGTCTGAACGGTTAGAATATTACCGTTATATATGGGCAGATAAGCAGCAACATTTGAGTTGCCGTATGTACCAGCAAAACTGATTGGGCTACCATTACCATAATAGAAGAAATCAGCAACAAGACCTCTACTTGAGGTGTTCGATATAACTAAATTGCCACCGGTCACATAGAGACTTGTCCCAGCAACACCATTAGCAGTACCCGCGCCGTTAGCAGTCCAAACACCTGTTAATGTACCGGCATTTGCTTGAGCTCCAGTAGTAATTGAGGTTGTAGTCAGAGTTCCGATAGTAGCAGAAGTGATGTTTGCGCTGGCAATGTTTGCTTGTACGGAAGTAGTTAGATATGAACTGGTTATTGCGTTAGCATTCGCATTGTTAGTTGCCGTAATGTTGTTTGCCGTCAAATTACCAGAAACTGTTATTGCACCAAATGTAGTAGTGCCACCTGATGCAGTTGAGGTGAGTGATAACCAGTTAGCTGCATTTGATTCACCGTCGGTAGGGCAGATATAAAGTGTGTTTGCACTAGTATTGTACCAAAGCTGACCTCTTAGAGGGTTTGCAGGAGGAGTGCCATCAGCAAAATTTTCAAGAATATGAACTTGGTTGGTGTCTAGCGTTTGTCCATAACCAGCATAGTTACGCCCGGGTAACCCTAGTGAGGTGCTTGTAGTGTTAATAGTACCATCAGCAATGGTTGTTAACGGTACACCGTCACTTTTTACAATTGTATATGCCATTTTTAATTCACTCCGTTAATTTTATTTATCATTATGTTGTTATCAAGTTGGTCAAGCTTTGGATTCGTACAGTATAATCAATCTGAATCTGCCTGTTTAATGATTTTTGAACTGGGTGAAAGATTACATGAGTCAGTAACCGAGTGATAACATTTCCATTACTGTCTGATCCGTAATTTGCTAATAGGCCCAGTTCATCAAATATATAAGAACTATCAGTTTGCGTGCTATTGTCGAAAGCAGCTTGCCCGGATGGTTCGCCGTAATCAAGTAAACACTGCACAAGAATGTCAGTGTAAGTTCTGCCAGTAGTGTGGAACACTGTCATCTTGTTACGAGTGGGGTCTAGGTTGAAGACACTAGTATCATCTACAATCTTTGCGTATGTCTGATTGTAGAGAGCAGCATTTTGCCCGGTAGTATTAGGTGGAAGGTAAGTGATGACACCAGTGTCATCTACGCTTGCTCCGCCATTGCCAAATGCCATTTGATAGATTTCTCCATATCCGCGACTACTTAAAGTATCAGCGATTGCTTCTGACATGTTCTCATAATTAATGGCATTGTGCTTGTCTACGAAAATTTCACCTGAATTGGGGTCGTAAATTTTTAAAAAGCCTTCAACCTTATAAGACAATGTAATTAAAGACATTAAACGTCCCCTCTTTTGTGTAATATTACTTGTTGTGTATTAGGATCAAAAATCTTTACACTAGACGAAAAACTAAAACCCGCATTTTCGTTGGGTTTTCTTCCTATAGGTTTTTGCACTGATCCAGTAGATTTTGACTTATCATTCATCTTTTTATTTATCATTAACTTGCATCCGATTGTAAGAATAATGCAGGAGGCGTTATGCTAATCTGTAATGGGTCTCCCAAAGTAGTATTGTAAACATAGCTGTTCCAAACTTGATCATAGTATGTGTTTCGCAATCTATTTTCGTTCAACAGACTATACACTACTGAATATTGTGGTATCAAGAACTGTTTTGCAGTTCCATTTGCTCCGCGCTGTATATTACCCAATGTATTGTTTACTAGGTCTACTGATCCGAAATTAATTTGTTCACCGTGAACAAAAATTGTCCCGCCAACTAGAGTAGTGATAGTCAATGAATCACCTACATTAATATAGGGGCCTGCTACAATTTTAACTAGCGGAGCTAAATCTTCAATCACTATAGAATAGTTAGCTGAATCAATTGTATTTCCAGTCGTATTATTAACGATGCTGACCCCAAGAATTAAGTTTCTCGGTGCGGTCAACCCAACTGTGTAATTTCCATCTATTGCAGTAGGAGTATTAACATTTTGTATTACCTGATCAGTGACCGAAGTTACATCATTGACATAGATAGTTGTACTCAAGTCATAGATAGGCTGTGTCAACCAAGTTCTATTTCGTACATTTTCTCGGTACACAGTTCCTTCATTAGCACTATTAACAAAATTAATATAGATTTCTTCGTTAGGTGTTGCAGTTGGAATCATGTTAGTAATAATGATTTCGTCGCCGGGATTAATAGTAGAAAGAATACTAAGTTCATTAAAGTCACTCAATCTGAGTTTAGCTGAAGGG